GGTCGGGAATGCAACGGCGTTTTTGCTTGCCGTGCGACTGCTGGCTCTCACCTGAAAGCAGCGCACATGCCCCCGAAAAAGACTCTGACGGACCGTCTCGCGGCGATCGCCACGGAGATGGACCAGATCGCCGCCGCGGCCGACAAGGACAACGGCGGCATCCTCACGGCGGAACAGGAACAGCAGCTCACGAAGCTGACGACCGAGTCGACCGAGATTCGCGGAAAGCTCGAAGGGATCAAGAAAACCGAAGCGGCCCGCGCCGCAGCGGCTGCGATCCGAACCGATCTGACTCTCCCGGGCGGCAACCCCGGCAGCGAAGGACAGCGGGACAACGTCGGCCGGGTGAAGGACGGCGAGCCGGATCCCAAGCGTGGCTTCGCCAACCTCGGCGAATACTGCCTGGCGGTTCATGAGGCCGGACCGAACCCCGCGTCGAGTCATGCACTTACGACGAAGCTCGCGATCGGCGACGGGATGTCCGCCGGGATCAGCAGCGAAGGCGGGGTGTTGGTTCCCCCGGCTTTCTCGACCGCGATCTGGGACCGGGTCCGCACGCGGAGCAATTCGCTCCTGCAGTATTGCACCCCCGTCCCGATCGATGCGGGCGTTGACTCGATCACGATCCCGGGCATCGACGAGACGAGCCGGGCCGACGGGGCACGCTGGGGCGGCGTTCGCGGCTACTGGAAGGGCGAACTCGACCAGATGCAGGCGACGCAGCCGAAGACCCGCGAGATCACGCTGACCCCGCAGGAGCTGTACGTCTTCGCATTCGTGACGGACAAGCTTCTCCGCCGCGCTCCGCAGGCCGCGTCGTCGCTGCTCGAGATGGCGGCCGGCGACGAGATCGCCTTCAAGATCGGCGCCGCCGTGTTCCGCGGCGACGGGGTCGGTAAGCCGAAGGGGATCACCGGCAACGCCTCGACGGTCGTTGTGTCGAAGGAAGGATCTCAGACGGCCGGCACGATCACCGCGAAGAACGTCAACCAGATGTGGTCGCGGTGCTATGCCGAGTACCGGAATGATGCGGTGTGGCTCATCAACCAGGACGTCGAGCCGGCCCTGGAAGAACTCTCCGCCACGGTCGGGACCGGCGGGGTTCCGATCTACCTGCCGTCCGGCGGGATCGCCGATACGCCGAACGCTCGTCTCAAGGGACGGCCGGTCGTGCCGATCGAGTACGCCTCGACCCTCGGAACCGTCGGAGACATCACCCTCGTCAACCTCGCCGGCTACGCCGCGGCGGTTCGCGGGATGGTCGACAAGTCGGTCTCGATGCACCTCAAGTTCGACTTCGCCAAGACCGCCTTCCGGTGGATCTTCGAGATGGACGGGCAGTCGTTCTTCTCCGGCACGCTGACCCCGCACAAGGGGGCAAACACCCTCGGTGCCTGCGTGCAGCTCGAAACCCGCGCGTGATCCCCGCTCTGCGGCTGGATTCGTCTCTTCCCGTTCTCTCTCCCTATCGAGGGTTCCATGTCGAAAGACTTCCTGTTCGATCACCACATCGTCCCGGCGGTGATCCCGCTTGCCGATGCCTTTGCCGGGGGCGTCAACACCGAGGCGGTCAGCCTCGCGAACTACCGCCGCGCTACGCTCGTCGTCCTGACCGGGGCGATCGAGGACGCCGGGATCTCCAACCTCGTGAAGCTCCAGGCCTGCACGGCCGCGGACGGAACGGGGGCCACGGACATGGCGTTCGTGCAGCGGACCCTCCCGTACACGACCAGCGTGGACACTTGGGGGGCGCTGACTGCTGCGGCCTCGACCGGGTTCAACTTCGCCGCGGGGACTCCTGCAGCGAATGCGGTCTGGTTGGCCGAGGTGACCGCCTCCGAAGTGGCGACCGCCAAGGCCGACGCCCTGTTCGTCCGGGCCAACATCGCAGAGACCGCCAACAAGACGGTCACCGCTGCGGCGTTCTGGATCCTGTCCGAGCCGCGGTACCTGGGAGCTGTCCCCGTCGGCGCGATCGCCTGACCCGGGGTTTCCTCTGTCCATCTCGATGGCCTGAAAGGAGGCCCCCGTGGGTTTGCTCAACTTCAAAGGTGACACGGTCAACGGTCAGCCCGTTGTCCGGAGTCTCTCGGGTGACGTGATCTGGTCGCAGGTCGGGACGGTGCAGAACCTCCGGACCCGCGTCGCGATCGCCGACATCAACGCGGGGGCCACGCTGCTCCCCGCGTTGACCGGGTTCCGGTATCGGCTCGTGGACGCGACGCTCATTGCGATCGGCGGCGCCGCTCAGACCGCGACAGCTGTCGTGGTCAACGGGGTGCAGGCGACATCGACGGTGGCTCTGATCTCGGCGGCGGTCGCCGCCCTGACACAGAACACCATCGCGAAGCCGAACTCGTCGAACGTGACCGTCCTTGCCGCGGGGGCGTCATTCGTCGCCAACGATGCCGGGTCCGCAATCACGATCGGGAAGACGGGCGGCACGCTCGCCACCGCGACGCACGTTGACGTGATCCTGAACTACGTCATCGAGGCGGCCTGATGCGGGATCTCGCGTTCATCTATCCGACCCTCTCTCTCTCCACCCCGCCGGCAATCGAGCCGGTGACGGTGGAGGAGGGTCTGGCTTTCTTTCAGTACGAAGGGACCGACGCGGAGTCCGCGGCAACGGCTCTCTCCGCACTGAAGACCGCCCGGATCAAGGTCGAGAGGGACGCGGCAATCGCCCTGATCACCCAGGGGCGGCAGATCCGCTTGGACTCGTTTCCGTCCTGCGAACTGGAACTGCGGATCGCCCCGATTCAGGCGGTGGCCTCGGTTCAGTATCGGGACGGGAACAACGTCCTGCAGACCCTCGCGGCTGACCAGTATCAGGCAGACACGCACAGCCGGCCGGGACGGATCGCCCCCGCCCCGGGAGTGTGCTGGCCGGCGACGCCGTGCGGCGTGATGAACGCCGTGACGATCACCCTGACCGTCGGCTACGGACCGGCGGCGAGTGACGTTCCCGAGGACGCCAAATTCGCGATCAAGCTCTTGGCGCGAGAGTGGTTCTGGGGCCGCTGTGCCAGTGGGGAGGTCGGTGAGCGCATCGGAAGCGCTTACGCCTCCCTGATCACCGGTCTGAGCTGGAGGCCCCAGGTATGACCTGCAAGGCCTGCAGCGACGTCCAGGTGCTGCCGAATCGGGTCTCGATTGAGAAGCCGCGGGAGAACCCCGGGGCGGACGGTCACACGGACCTCGAGAACGCGGCGAACTGGTCCACCGTGGCAGAGCGGTCCTGCCGGTTCGTCACGAAGGGGGGACGGGAGGGGATGGTGTTTCAGCAGGTCCGCGCCGAGGTGACGCACGTCATCGAGATGCGGAGCGATCCGGTGACGCGGGGAATCCTCCCGACCTGGCGTCTCCGGATGGGGTGCCGGGTCTTCAACGTGACCGCGGCCTACGACAAGGACGAACGGCGGCAGACGGTGTACGTCGAAGCCACGGAGGTGAAGTGAGATGGCGGTCGGGCGTCACAAGTCGATCGAGATCACCGGCGTCAAAGAGACGATGTCGGCTCTTCGGCAGTTGCCCGGTGCGGCTCAGCGTGCCGTGCTCCGTCCCGCGGTGACCAAGGCGGCGACTCCCGTTCTGCGGCTCGCAAAGCAGCTGACCCCGGTTGGGGAGGGAATGACGCCTGATGGCAGAAAGCGCCCCCATCTCAACAAGACCCTGAAGAAGACCAGGGCCAAGGTCTACAAGAAGACGGGCGCCGTCCTCGTGGTCCTCGGTCCGGAGAAGAACAAGAGCCCACATTCGCATCTCGTCCACGACGGGACGAAGTCGCACGACATCAAGATCAACAAGACGGTGTTTCTGCGGAACGGGGTGATCATCCCGGCCGGAACTGTGGTCAAGCACCCAGGGGCGAAGGCCCAGCCGTTCATGGACGAGGCCGGCATCGGAGCCCGGTCGCAGTCGCAGCAGATTCTCATGGACGAGATTCCGAAGGGGATCGAGAAACAGGCCGCGAAGCTCGCCAAGAAGGCCGCCGCGAAAGGTGGTTCCTGATGGCGATCGAGCATGCGTTCGCTGCCTACATCAAGACGCGTCCGCCGATCTCGGGACTGGTCGGAAATCGGATCTACGCCGAGCGATCCGCCCAGATCAAAGACCCCATCGCCTACCTCGTCTACGAGTTGTCCGGCGGGGAGAACTTCATGCACAGCCGGGGGGCCAGCGGGCTCACCCTGACGACGATTCAAGTGACCTGCCACGGGCCGACGAGCGAGAAGGCCCGCGAACTGTTTGACGTCCTCGAAGACGAACTCAACGGGTTCCGGGGGATGTGGGGGACAACGGAGGTCGACCGGTGCGAACTGTCGCAGCCGGTCAGCGCGACAGCCAACGCGACGCAGGGAACCCAGCTCGGGTATCCGGCTTTCCGGACCGTCCTGTCGGTCCACTACTTCAAAGCCATTCCGAAGCTGGGGCAACCATGAGCGAGCCGCGACTGATCACCGTAGTTGCGAGAACGAAGAGCGGGGTCACACAGACCTTCAGCGTCCTCGAGATCATCAGCATCGACGGCAAGCCATATCAGCCGATCGAGACCGTCGACCAACTGATTCAACACGTCAACCACCTGTCCGGCCGGGTCGACGCCATCGAGGCGATCGTCGGCGGCAACAAGGAGTAAGTCCCCCATGGCCGACACGACCCGCACTGGCTTTGGCATTGGAATCCAGTTCGCCAACGGATTCTTCGCCGAGATCATCGACGTCACCCCTCCGAACCAAACCCGCGAGGCGATCGAGACGACGCACACCCAGACGCCGGAAGGGTGGGCGACGTTCGAGCCTTCGGACGTTGCGGACGCAGGCGAACTGCAGGTCGAGATGGCGTTTCACCCGGATTCTCCGGTTCCGGTCAAGCAGCCAAAAGAGTCGATCACGATCACGTTCCCGTCAGGAACCACTTGGGCGTTCCTGGGCTTCCTGACCGAGCACGCGCCCGCGGCCCCGATCGATGACCGCATGACCGCCAGCGTCACGATCAAGGTCAGCGGAAAGATCACCGTTACCCCGGCTCCGTAGTCGCGGGCTCCCCGTCCATCTCATCAGGAACTCGGCCATGTCTTATACCCTGGAAATTCGCGAGCAGATCAGCATTGGCGGCAAGGTGGCGACGTCGCGAACCGTCGTTGTCGCGGACGGTCTCATCGCGAAGGAGAAGCTCGTTGGTCCGGCAAAGGTCGGACAGCTCACGACCCGCACGGACGCCAACACCGGCGTGCTGACGATGGAGAACGGCCACGGCATCCCCACCGGCCGGATCGACCTCTACTGGTCGGGTGGCTGTCGCCGCGGCATGGCCGGAACGGTCACAGTCAACTCGATCGCGATCGACGCGGGGGCCGGAGACGACCTGCCAGACAACTCGACCGCCATCACCGCCATGGCTCCGATCGAGGAGCCGCTGGTGATCGACGGCGCCGAGGTCCTGGCGATCGAGATGTACTCGGAGGCCCTGGGCCAGATCGTTCTGGCCGAGACGGACAACACCGAGGTCCTGACAAAGTATCTCGGTGGTGCAGACGCGAGTGCCTACCGCGACTACGTCTGGACGCCAGACCGCGTCGCGACCAGCCCCGTCGCCGGGGACGCGATTGCCAAGGTGTTCTTCAGCCACGGGGATTCCACGCGATCCGCCGTGATGCGGGCACAGTTGCCCTACGGCTGATCCGGCCTCGAGCCGTCCCCTTCACCATCCGGAGTCTGATTCCCTATGCCCACGTTGACGAAAGAGCAAATCACGGCAGTTGCGGAACTGGAGGTCGACACCCTCCATGTTCCTGAGTGGGGCGGCGACGTCCTGCTGATGGAACTGAGCTCAGACCAGCGGGAAGAACTGGAGCTGCGAGCCCTGAAGGCCAAGCAGGCCGGCGAACCAATCCTCGGCCTCAAGGGGGTGAAAACCCTGCTCGCGGCCTGGGCCATCGTCGACGAGAAGCGGAAGCGGATGTTCGTCACCCCGGAAGAGGTGGAGAGCCTCGGTCGTAAAAAGCCGGAAGGGCTCGAGCGGATCGTCTCGCATGTAATGAAGCGGAACCGTCTCCGCGAAGAGGACCGAAAGGCCCTCTCGGGAAACTCGCCCGCTGTCCCGGCCGCCAGTTCCTCTTCCACCTAGCCCGGACAGTTTTTCATTGCTCGGTTCGCAAACTCGGTCGCGAACTCTCAGCCGCCGAGTTCCAGGAATGGTGGGAGATGTACTGCCTCGAGCCGTGGGGCGACGACTGGCACCAGGCGTCGCTGGTCGCCTCGGTCTCACAAAGCATCTGGGCGAAAGGACGAATCCGGACGGACAAGTTCGTTCCGCGGAAAACAAGGCCGGCGAGACAACGCCGTGACCCGAAGGACCTGGAGATTCAGCTGCGGCACTTCGCCGCGATGCACAACGCCGGACAGGACAGGAAACCCTCGAAGTGAGTGCGATCGGCAATATCAACGTCATGGTCGGGGCAAACACCTCCGATCTGACGAAGAAGCTCGGAACCGCCGAAAAGGAAGTCGGCGGATTCGGGAGCAGCATTGCCGGGCTGGTCGGTAAGGGGGCCGCACTCGCGGGCGGATTCGTCGCCGTGGACAAGGCGTTTGAACTCCTCAGCGGGGGGATCGCTGGCGCCGCCGACATGGAGCAGGCGGAGATCTCTTTCGGCGTCCTGTTCAAGTCGACCGACACCGCGAAGGCGGTCTTGGCGGATCTTTCAAAGTTCGCGGCCGAGACGCCGTTCGAACTGCCGCAACTGACCGAAGCGGCCCGCTCCCTCGCTGCGTTCGGATTCGAAGCCGGCTCCATCACGCCCAACCTTCGGATGCTCGGCGACATCGCCTCCGGCGTGAACACCCCGATCGGGGAGCTGTCGGAACTCTACGGCAAGGCCCGGGTCCAGGGTCGGCTCTTCGCCGAGGACATCAATCAGCTGACCGGTCGCGGAATCCCGATCACGCAGGCGTTGGCGAAGCAATTCGGGGTGGCAGACGACCAGGTCAAGAAGCTCGTCGAATCGGGCAAGGTCGGGTTCCCTGAGATCGAAAAGGCCTTCCAGGCGATGACCGGGGAAGGCGGTCAGTTCAACGGCATGATGGCCGCGCAGTCTCAGTCGCTCTCTGGTCTCTGGTCGACGCTACAGGACGGGATCGGCGGAACGCTGCGGGATCTCGCCGCGTACCTTCTCGACGCGTTCAACGTGAAGGAGGGGATCGCCTCGCTGACGTCGGGCATCGAGACCGCGAAGGGCTCGCTGTCGACGATTCAGCCGTTCTTTGAACAGATCCTCAACATCGGCGGAACGATCTTCTCAACGATCGGCGAGGGATTCGGCTACATCAGCGAGGGGGCATCGGCCACGTTCGGATATCTCGGGTCTTCGCTGGGAACCACGATTGACGGAATGCTGGACATCGTCCTCGACCTGGCGATCGGGTTCGAATGGGCGTTCGCGAACATGGGGAACATTGCCGCCCTGGGCTGGGAAAAGATGAAGCTCGGCGCGGTCTCATGGTACGAGGACATTGCCCACTTCCTGACGGTCGCCCTGCCGACGACGTTCACCTGGATGACCGAGAACTGGTCGGACATCTGGAGCACGATGCTCGACTACACGCTGACCGTTCTTGCCAACCTTGGAACAAACATCCGGTCGGCGATGAAGGAGATTTGGGACTTTATCTCCAGCGCCGGCACGGACGCGATGGAGTTCTCCTGGACGCCTCTCACCGATGGCGCGTTCAACGCGATCAAGAAACTGCCGGACATTCCCGAACGGGCGATGACCGACCTCGAGAAGAGCCTGACGGACTCCGTCAACTCGATGGGGACGCACCTCGGGGAAAGCCTCGCGGACCACATCCAGCAGCAGCGAGACGAGCTTCTCGGGCCTGGGGGCTCGATTGGA